GGGCCGGCAGATGTCAGTGAGGTGCATTTCGTGGCGGTCGCCGCCGCGCGCAGCGCCCTCATCGAGCATCTGTCGGTCGGCGGGTACCTCGAGCCGATCGCGGCTGAAGAGGTCCGTGAGATACAGTCCCGTGCAGCACAACGGGCCCGGAATGACCAGCTGTTTAACAACGGCGTCATGTCTGAGGCACGTCTGAGGGTGCGTTTGAACCCGAAGGGGGAGACGCTCAACGCAGCGAAGGGTAGGAAGATCGTGCTCTGTCCAGTGGAGCACACCGTGGAATTGTCCCGTTACATGTACCCGGTTGAACGGCGCATTAAGGCGCTCGTGCCGGCGTGGGCCCCTGGCAAGACCCCGCTAGAGTTGGCGGAGGCATTGCGCAGTGTGGCGGTCGACGGGGAGTGCTGCGGAACGGACTATAGTGCTATGGACGACACCGTGTCGGTTTGGTTGCGCGAATTCGTCGCGGACCCGGTGCTGTGCTCCATGTTCACGGGTGATGCCAGGGTGCACCTTGCAGCACTTGTTGGCGCGGAGCACACAGTTAGCGTTTATGCCCATTTGGGCGAGGAGAAGGTTAGGTTCAAAACCAGCGGAGGCAACATCAGTGGGTCTCGCATAACCACCTACCTCAACACCGTTATCAATTTGGTGTTTAACGCTGCTGGTAAAGCGCTGGCCGACATCAAGGCGGCCGGGGTGCGCATGACCTCGGCCGAGTGGGCGTACGAGCTGCGCGGGATCGTTCATGCGAACTGTTTGCGGTATTATCGTGAGGCTTTCTGCCTGGTCGGCGGCGATGACGGTGTTACACATGTCAGCGCCGTCAACGAGGTCTTGAAGATTGCCACCGCTTACGGTATGACACTGAAGGTCGACCGGTGGTACGACGGGCGCGTTGAGTTTTATTCCCGCGTTTACCCCAGCATTGAGACATCGCTGGCGTCTTACCCCTGCATCGACCGTGCGCTTGGTAAGTTGGCGCTGGCCCGGCCGGGCGATGCCGGGTTTGGGGCGAAGTGGGCTGGCGTGTTGGCCAGCGACCCGGTCACCCCGTTGGTGGCAGATTACGCGCGGGCATTGTTGCGCGTCTATGCGCCCAGCACCGACCAGCATGACAAGGAGTACCAGCGCAAAGTGGCGACGGGCGCCCACCCGGTTACCGAGGAGGACCGTGGGCTGCTCGTTGGCTATATGTCCGTAGATCTTGGGGTCACGGTGGAGGAGGTTGAGGCGGCGATTGCCGTCTACCGCTCTGCCGCCCGCCCAGCCGACTTGGCGGCGATACGTTTCGCTGTCGCACCACGCGCGGAAAAGTTGCCGTGCGTGTGGGTCGGCTGATGGCGGGGTTTGCACCCAGCCCCCCTCCGCCGCCGGGGTAATGGCGGCAGGCTTCCCCCGCCCATGGGGGACTCCTCGT